AAAAACCGAATCTTCAATCAATGATTTGACTTCATACCATTTATTTGTTGATGATATAAATTCGTCGTCAGTTGGATTGGCATTATACCCCGTTCCATTCTTATGAATTACTGATGTAACACCTAAGACATTTCTTTCTGGAAGATATAGTTTTAAAAATGGTTTCTGATCGGCAGTCGTAATAACTTTTCGATATATGCGAGAAATCCCATTGACAACTGGCGCTCTTTTTGTGATTGTGTACGAAATAAGTTTGTTATTACTATTAAAATTTGGAACTTTCGTCCTATTTGATGTGCCACTACTATCAAATGGGCTGGAGAAATCAATATCCTCAAGGGTTTCAAAAACTTGACCCCCACCCGATACTTGAGCACCTGCCTTTAATATCCCTTCATACCTTTCGTCTTCTTTATCTTTGTAAACAGGTACATTGATGCTAAAATCACATAATCCAACTGATGGTCTTGCTCCTGGTAATTTAATCCCATATGTTTTTGCAATGTGGAAGAGGGAATTTCTTTCCTGTGCAAAATCTAACATTGTTTCTTGCCATACCCTATCAATATGGAAGTGTAAGTTATCTGACACCGCAGCGTTTAAATCCAATAACACGGAATAAATCGACGCATCATTGAAGTTAGAAACTAAATCGGGATAGTATTCTTTTGTCAACTTAACCAATTCATCCCTTAAACCGGCAAAATCCCTTACTCCGTATGATATCTGTTTTGGCATATTAAATGTTTAATATTATAAAATCTGATGATGAAAACGCACCATTATTAACTGTATAGTCTATTCGTACTTTGGCAGTATATGGTTTTGACGATCCATCGGAAACCCTAAATAATCTTGTATCCACTTCTTCTTGAGGTGACATTGGTTCATCTGGATCATCTTCTGCACTAACCACAGTTATTGAGTTAATATCCAAGTTTGGAATATATTTCCTCACACCTTCACGAATCTCATCTTCTATTTGGTTATACGATACGGAATCATTTTGCTCAAAAATAAATTCATATAATCGAGTACCAAAATCGGGTAAAAAGTAACGACTACCTTTGCGAGTTAGTAACAAATGAATTAAATTTGCCCTAACTTCCCTCTCAGGTGTTGTTGTCATCGAAACGTAATCCCCGACGGTGCTGTTTCTAAATGGAAAATCTATACCGTATGTGCTCATATCTCATAAATATTAAGAAATAAAAAAAGCGTGACAAATTAATTATCACGCTTTTTAAGAATACACACAATTAGATTTATATCTGATTATGGTTTTTTAGCCAATTTTCTAAATAGGAAAGATCGTTACTAACAAATCCGTCATGACAATCTGCTTGAAAATCTCTGACGAGTCGTGCTAAATCAAATAATGTTAAAAAATAACCATCAACAAACTTCTCACCCTCGGGCTCCCCATTGGGATTCGTCAACTTAGTTGTTTGTACTATCATAGTTTTAAAATGTTTTTGATGTTAGGCGATTCTCTGCAAGCGGAAGGTGGTCTTCTTTAACCAAATAAAGTCTCCCCTTTTCGGGAAAATAAGACTCAAGTAATTCCGCTAATTTCAAATTGGTGTACGTAGAAGCAAGTTTATCTTTTCCTAAAAGAATGTGTACTGCTTCAGACCTGTGCATTTCGTAAAATTGCTCTTTCATAGATTTTTTTGTTTTACTATTAGTTTATATCTTTGGTGGAAATCCGAGTCAATTAATTCCTCCAAATATTCGACGACTTGTTTTTGTTCGTCTCTAACATCTTCATCAGTATACGTCCCGTCGTCTTCAGACGTGTATTGAACCTCAATTTTTAATAATCTTCTCATATTATCCACATTTAGAATTTCCACATGACTTACATGTCAAACATCCCTCAACAAAGTGAAGATGTTCACTCCCACATTCTGGGCACGTACCTGTACCTTTCTCACCATCTTTAATGTATCTCTTAACTATACGTCCGATACCATTTTTCCATGTATTGATATGATCATCTTTGAACGTCATTGAATCAATCAAGTTATAGACATATACCAAAGGCATTTTGTGCCTGAGTACACCTGAAATAAACTTAGCATAATTCCAAAACTCTGGGTTAAATGCATGGTTAAGCCCGGTGTGTACGTGTTTTTCGCCTTGATTATCTACGTATTCGATATCATATCTCTTAACCCTCTTACCATCGATCTCCACAATATTTTTTACAACCTCACATTCTTTCAGACTCATTGGGAGTTGGCTTAACCCATTTTCAAATTTTCCTGTGAAAATCTCATATGGTTGACCATCTCTCATTCCAACAACACCGATCCATTTTTCCAAATTATTTTGGAAATGGTGAATATCGGCTTTTAATCTTTTAGGTCTTTTTGGAATATGAATTTCCTTGGGTTCCTCTTTTTTCTTTTCTTCGATACCAACAAGTACACCACTCCTGGATCCGTCACGATAGACAGTTATTCCTTTACATCCAGATCTCCAACCTGTTTCATACACCTTAGATACGGTTTCTTCAGTTGTATCTTTCGGTAAATTAACAGTAACAGAAATAGAATGATCTACATGTTTCTGTATCCTACCTTGCATTTCCACTTTCTTAACCCAATCAACATCAGCGGAGGTTGCTTTAAAATAAGGTGATTTCTCGATGATTTTTGTAAGTTCATCAGCTTTCAATTCCTTCACTTCGTCAATATCATATCCCTTGATTTCCAACCATTTTTCAAATTTATGATGAAAAACTGGGTATTCTTGCCATGATATTCCTTCTTCGTCAACAAAGTCTATCCGGGCATCTTTTTCCTGTGGGTTAATTTTCCTACGTCTCATATAAAAGGTGAGAAACGCTGGTTCGATTCCCGATGTGGTCTGGGTCATTATACTTGATGTTCCTGTCGGAGCAATGGTTAATAATGCAATGTTTCTACGACCATGTACTACCATATCTTGGTATAAATTAGGATCTTCATCCTTAATACGGAGAATAAAGGGGTTATTCGCCTCATTTTTTACGTCAAATATCGGGAAAGCCCCTCTCTCACGAGCCATCGTAACGCTTGAACGATATGCATTTAATTTTAACATCTTATGAACTTTCTCACTAAAATCGGTAGCCTTGTCAGTTCCGTATGTTAGACCCAATGATGCTAACATATCACCTTCACCAGTGACCCCCAGACCCGTTCTACGACCTCTATTCGTTTTATCCTTAATCCTCTCCCATAATTCATGTTCAACTCGTTTTAAGGAGTAATCTTCGGGGTCAGCAAGAATTTTAGCGATGATAGCATCAATTTTCTCAAGTTCTAAATCAATAATATCATCCATATATCGTTGTGCAATCTGAACATCACGTTCAAATGCTGTCCAATCGAAGTATGCGTCAACGGCGCACTCATCATCTTTTAAAAATGCGTTTCTCACATAACCAAACAAATTGATTGCAACTAATCGACAACTATCGTCGGCACATAATGGGATCTCACCACATGGATTGGTACTGATAGTCTTATATCCTTGATCAGCATAACAATCAGCAACACTCTCTTCAATAATAGTGTCCCAGAAAAGAATTCCGGGTTCGGCTGATTTCCATGCATTATGAATGATTTTTTTCCATAATTTCTGAGCATCTATTTCCTGAACGAAAGTTGGTGTTTCACTATCTATGGGAAATTGTTGAATATACTTTTCTCCCTCCATAGCAGACCTCATAAATTCATGATCCAATTTAACGGAAATATTCGCCCCTGTCACAGTTCCAGCGGTCAATTTAGCATCAATGAATTTTTCAGAGTCAGGATGTTTAATTGAAATACTCTCCATAAGAGCTCCTCTACGTCCATCCTGAGCGACTTCCTTTGTACTTCGAGAAAATCTCTCCATAAAAGGGACAACACCTGTACTAGTAATTGCACTATTTTTTACAGGACTCCCAGCTGGGCGAACAAAAGACAAGTCAGTTCCGACACCGCCTCGTCTTTTTTCCAATTGTACCAACTCTTGGTCAAGTTTCATTATCCCTCCATAGCTATCGCTATTACCTTCGTTTCCGATTACAAAACAGTTGGATAATGATACCACCTGAAATGTATTCCCGATTCCTGACATCGGGGAGCCCTGTGGAATAATTCTTTTAAAATCTTTTAATGTCTCAAAAATTTCGGTTTCACTTAATGGATTTGGGTATTTGGATTCAATTCTTGCTAGTTCACTGGCAATTCTCCGATGCATATCATCGGGTGTTAATTCGTAATAGTTTTTATCGTCTTTCAGACAATATTTCCGTGTCCACACATCTGCGGCGAGTTCATCACCATTGAAATAATCTAACGTCGCTTTTAATACCTCATCTTTAGTGTAAGTTTTTTGTAATGTTTCCAACATTGTTTAACAAAATTATTTATTCATTATTATTCTTCAATGGTGGACGTTACCATTTTTCGTGCCTTGTATACCTCGGCCGCCCGTTGTTGTGGGGTCATTGGAGTATCCTTTACAACCTCATTTACAATCTCATTTACAGCCTCTTCCTCTGGTTCAATTGTTGGTTCAGCTGGAGGTGTTAGATCCTCATTTCGTTCCTTCACCGCTCGTTCAACTTCTCTTTTTCTTTCAACAAATGCTTGGTACACATCGATTCTATGTTGTTCTAGTTGTTCCGCTCTCTCAGTTTTATGACCAAGGAGGGTGTTTTGTGTGTCAGTATCGATTTGAAGCATTTCATTATTAAATAGACAGTTTTGGAAAACAATTCCGTCTTTACCGATACGTGATTTGAGTAATGTAACGGTTGCTAGATTATTCTCTTTTTGTTCGAGAGTTTTCCCTATTGATATTACAACATGACCAATTTGGGCTTTCTTTATAGAACCACCCATTTGGTTCGTGGTAACGACTTCTGTTACAATACTATCACGATTACCCTGAGTAGCCGTCCATATTGCGATGTTAAATTCATCAGTCATACCCTCTAAACTTCTCATTATTGCCCCCTCACCTTTCCATTCGTCACCTGTCATAGTTGCTTCACCAGAGATACAGTCAACATAGTCAATAACCAGCACGTCTATTTTATGACCTTCGGATGAAAGTTTCCGGATCTTATTTTTTATTTCACTAATTGACAAATCGCCAGATGGATATTTGGCAAGTTTAAGAAAGTTTTTATTTTTACCTGTTTTTTCCTCAACAAATTCGCTAATAAATTTTTTCTGTTTGGGTTGATCGTCGGGTGATACTCCTGTCCATATTGTGTAATGTTTTCTACGAATATCGTTCATATTATCTTCAAAAAAGATATGTAACACATTCGCCCCCGCAACATATGCCGCGTTCGCCATCATTGTCAACCAAGTTGTTTTCCCAATACCCGTCGGTGCCAATAATAATGCCATTTCACCTCGGGCAATACCACCTTTAAGAAGATTATCCATACCCACAACTCCAGTTGGGAATGGTACTCTTGAGTCATCACCTAATGAGTCTAAAACGTTGTCTCCGATATCATACATATCTTCTGAAGTGACGCCGACCTGTAATGCGGTTTGGATCTTCCCCTCAATTTTATGATATTCTTCGAAGTCACCATTATTCATGATATCTTCAGACTCTTTTATTGCCTTTTTTAAGACCTGTTGTCTGCAAAAATTTAATGCCGTCTTTTTCACATATAATGAACCATCTTCAATTTCCTTTTCTTTGATGGCTGTTAGAGTGTCGACATGCACTTTGCATGTGGTCTCGGAATTTTCTGCTAAGATTTTATGAGTTAATGTCTCGTAATTGGGTACGATCCCTAGTGTTTCATAGAGCTCTTTAATATTCTGCATTAGATATTTGAAGTAAGGACCGTCAAAGTACTTACTGTCGATAACATCTATTATTGTAACTGCGAATTTTTTATCCTCGATTATGGCCTTGAGTAGCGACTGTTGGAAGGTCGTACCCAAGTATCCAAAATTTTTCTCATTCATATTTTTGCTCCTATCTTAACTCATATTGTAAGTAAGTCTTGTTCAATTGACTTGATGATAAGACGTTAGTTAAATCACCAAGAATCTTCCTTACTTTCGGTCTTATATCCACGGCATATCTCGCTTTTGGATGATAAATATGCGCGGGGAAAATCCTAGAAATAAATACTTTCTCACCTAGTTTTATTCGTAGCAAAAAGTACTCTTCTTTCAGATTTGCGCGCTCATCTGCACGTTGAGAATCGGTAATAAATTCCATGTTATCGCCCATATATTCCAATGTTTTCTTTTTCAAATCGTAGGCAATTTCTTCACAAATTTCTGTAATTATTTCGTAAAGATCTAAAGAATTTTTTGCTGCCGGATTATAATTGCTCACATTGAAAAATCTCTGGATTACGATGTTCTTCTCAAGTGTTAAAATAAACTCGAATTTTGTTATGTCCTGATTTTGCATATTCTTATTTTTTTAGAAATTTTAATTGTTTTTTCTTGTTTTTTTCTTTTCTCGTTAATTTAAGAAAGGGATTAAGAAACTTAATCCAGGCATCATCCGATTTTGGTAATACGTTGAATAATCCGTCTTCCATCATCATTTTCATTGTGTTTTTGTATGACCTGCCTTCGGGGTCAAGATTTTCTTCAATTATTTCATGGACTCCTTCTTTTGCTTCATCTGTTAAAAGTGGCTCATCTAAACTTATGATGGTGTTGTTAATATCAAAAAATTCCTCACCAAAAACACCATACTTAGTAACCCCGGTGATTAGATTTTTTACAATTTTACTTTCCTTATCCTGTTCAAATAGGAAATTGCTCTTGTATCGAATGTAATCTAAAGTTAGAGGTTGAGTAGTGATTTCGGGGAATAAAGTTTTGAGAGTTTTAATTCCCATTCCTTTTATTCCTGCGATATCGTCAGAGTAGTCTCCACATAGCATTTTAACCAAAGATATATTTTCGATTAAAACCTCTTCCTTGTTATAGACGAACACATCTTTGGGTCCGTATAACTTTCGGTGTGAAGGGTTATATAGTTGTACCTTTTCATTAACGAGTTGGGCTAAGTCACCATCTGAAGAATAAACAATTTTCTTTTCATCTGGTGTGTTTTGACAGTAGTATGCGATGCAGTCGTCGGTTTCACAATATGGGTATTCACCCTGTCTGACGTATACTTCCTCTAAATACTGCTTAATTCTAGCCCTTTGATACTCATAAGATTCAATTTCGTGTTCCGTTTTGAGTCTACTTTTTCTTGATTCTTTGTAGTGACTGTATATTTTCTTCCTGGAGAGAGATCCATCCTCACCATCCCAAAAAACAACTATCTTATCTAATCGATAATTGTCAAATGACAATCGAAGGGTATTAAGGAAATGATATATTCCCCCAATATGTTGACCCTTGTAAAAGTAATTTTTAACTCCGTAAAAACCGATTGTTAACAGATTGTCTCCGTCAACCAATAAGGTTAGCATTTGTTTTCTTTTATAGGTTACTACTCGTCTCCTGCTTCCATCACTATTTGTACATCACCATCTAGTGGATTGACCCCTAGACGCTCAGTGATGTAGTCCGCTGCGGACTTTTTGTACTCTTCAATTGATTTCTTTTCATCTGTGGTGTCCCGACCCTTCATAAATCCATGGGCGGTCACTAAAATCCTTCCATCTTCATATCCCAAACCATTAACATGGTTTTTCATAACACTAACTTTGGTTCTGGTTGCTATTTTTACTTTCCTTCCATCTTTTGTGATAGATATCTTAGTGATACCAGCATTTTTCTGATTTCCAAATAAGAATACTAAGGTTGAATTAAGCCATACAGCCTCACCACCTTTTGCTTTAATCTTTGGTTGTCCGAATGGGTTGTCTGGAAGTTCAACCCAAGGTTGATTTGCAATTACTAATGTATTGGTATGTTTTTTATCCATCCTTCTTGAACCAGTTATTCTCTGATTCAATCCCATTCCAATTTTGTCGGCTAAAGTTGAGGCGTTGTGTTGTTTACCACCCTTACCTTCAAATGTCATTTTACATGGTACAGACCCCACAGAATCCCAAAGGAAACATAAATCATAATCTAATTCTCCTTTATCCTGAGCATCCAGTAAAGAGTTTGCATAATCCGTAATTTGTTCAATATAATCAAAGTGGTTGTTGAAAAGGAAAAAACC